ATACATACAAGACATATTTAATAGTAAAAGAAGATTAACAAAATTAAAAGCCTATTTACCATTAAAGATTATTTATAAGTTAAATATGAATGATAGGGTAGTTATTAATAATCAGAGTTATAATATAAACAATATGACTACTAATTTAATAACAGGAGAAAGTTCAATGGAATTACTTAACAATAATTATATTGGAAATGTATCAGGAAACTTTAGAGTGTTGACAGACGTATATCATAACACAAGTACACCTGTTTATTATAATTATTACTACTCAAGTCAAATAGGAGCTGCACAAAATTTATCTGTTGGAGATGTTATATACACAGATACAGCATTAACAACAACATTAGCAGCAGATACATATTATCAAGTTGGTTCAAGCGAAACAACAACAAGATGTACAGATAGTTCATATCTTATGAGTATGACAGTAAATTCATCAGGAGTTATAACAAACATATTATGTGGTCAACCTTAAAATTATGATAAAAAATATATTAGAGCTATTAAAGATCGTAGACGGAGAAACAGAAACAATTAGAATTGCACAAGGCAAATATAAAATAGCTGAAACTTTTAAAGAAGGATTTAAACAAATAAAAAGAGAAATAAAATGGCAGAAAAAATAGAAGTACAATTATTAGTCGACACTAAAACTTCGGAAAAAAATGTTGAAAATCTGAACAAGGATTTAAAAGAAACAAGTTCTGACATATCTTCTATTGAAAATGCAGCAGACAAAGCTACTGGAGGTATGGTATCTGGTTTTAAGGGAGCAGCATCAGGTTTAAAAGGTGTTACAAAAGGATTTAAAACAGTAGGTGGTGCAATAAAAGCTTCTGGTTTAGGTCTACTTGTTATAACAATTACTGCATTAACTGCTGCTTTTACAAGATCAGAAGAAGGGCAAAATAAGTTCGCTAAAATAATGGGTGTTCTTGGAGCAGTTACAGATGTATTTGCTGATAAAATTGCAGATTTAGGAGAATTAATCATAGATATTTTTACAAAACCAAGTAAAGTATTAGAAGATTTTTCTAATTCTATACAAATCTTTGTAATGGATAAAGTAGATAAAGTAATAAAAGGAATGGGTCTTTTAGGTACTGCAATAACTAAAGCGTTTTCTGGAGATTTTAAAGGGGCGTTAGAAGATGCAGGCAGTGGATTTGTAGAATTAAACAGGGGATTAAATCCTGCCGTAATACTTACTGAATCATTAGTCAAGTCTACAAAAGAACTAACAAAAGAATTAGTAGAAGAAGGAAAAAAAGCTGGAGAAATTGCTGATATGAGGGCAAAGGCTGACAAAGTAGAAAGACAATTACAAATAGATAGGGCTAAAGCAGATAGAGATAGAGCAGAACTTTTAGAACAGGCTGTTAATAAAGAGAAATTTAGTGTTGAAGAAAGAATATCATTTTTAGAAGAAGCGGGTAAATTAGAAGAAGAAATTACTAATAAAGAAATAGCTGCTGCAAAATTAAGATTAGATGCTAAAATTGCTGAAAATGCTTTAGGTAAATCAAATAAAGCAGATTTAGATGAAGAAGCAGCATTAAAAGCACAATTAATACAATTAGAAACAGCAAGGCTTACTAAACAAAAAGAAGTTACAAGTCAAACTATTGCTTTAAAAGCAGAAGAAGCAGCAGCATTAAAAGCTATTGAAGATCAAAAGAAAGCAGATGAAGAAGAAGCTAAATTATTAGCTGATGAAGAAGCAGCAGCAAAAAAATTAAAACAAGAAGAAGCAGATAAAGCAGAAATTGAAAGAAAACAAAAACTTGCTGATGAAGAAAAAGCAATAGAAGAACAAAAGAGAGCACAACAAGAAGAAACGTTTAACAATGCAGTTGCATTAGCAGGTGCAGAAACAAAACTTGGGAAAATGTTGTTGTTAGCTAAACAACTTTTATTAGCTAAAGAATTTGTATTAAACGCAAAAGCTCAAATAGCAAATGCTAAAAAAGCAGTAGGAGATGCTGTGGTTAGTGGTGCAGAATCAAGTACAGAAGTAGCAGGGTCGGTAGCAAAAGCTGCAAACACATCACCCCCTCCATTTAATATTCCTTTTATATTAACGGCATTAGCAACTGGAGCAAGTGTAATGAGTGCAGTAAATGCTGCAATTAGTTCTACTAAAAGTGCTGCAGCAAGAATTGGAGGAGGAGGAGGAGGCAGTATGCCTACGTCTCCATCTATTACTCCAGTAGCACCACCTGCATTTAATGTAGTAGGTCAAGGAGGTACAAGTCAATTAGCAGATGCTATAAGTAATCAAGCACCAATGAGAGCATACGTTGTAAGTAATGATGTAACAACTGCACAAGGGCTTGAAAGAAATATTGTAGAAGGAGCAACAATATAAATGCAAAATTTTTAATTAATAACGTTATATAAAATATGAAGATAGTTGAATTGATACTTGACGAAAATCAAGAAGAATCTGGAATCGAAGCAATATCCATAGTTGAAAGTCCTGCCATTGAAGAAGATTTTATTGCTTTAAAAAGTAATGAAATTAAACTTGCAGAAATAGATAAAGAAAAAAAGATATTAATGGGAGCTTTGTTAATACCAAACAAGCCTATATATCGAAATAATGGAGAAGATGAATATTATATATACTTCTCTAAAGATACGGTATTGAAAGCATCCCAAATGTATTTGACAAAAGGTAATCAAAACAATTCTACATTAGAACACCAACATTCATTAAGTGGTTTAAGTTTAGTAGAATCTTGGCTTGTTGAAGATGAAGTACACGACAAGTCCAGAAAGTATGGAATGAATGTACCTGTAGGAACTTGGATGGGAGCTGTAAAAGTCAACAATGATGAAGTCTGGAATGACTATGTAAAAACAGGTAAAGTTAAAGGGTTTTCTATAGAAGGCTACTTTGCAGATAAAATGGAACGACCTAAAGATTCCGTTGGTTTATCAGAAGATAAAGAAGCTAATGATCTTATAGAAAAAATAAAAGATATTTTAACTAATGCCTAAAAAAACATTTTTTCCAAGTTATACAAGTCCTAAAGGTTCAAGACGTGCTTGTTTATGTAAAGACAAAAATACTTATTCAAGAAAATGTTGTGATGGCTCTTTATGGGCACAAGGCATAGGAGTTATATCAAGAACAATATGAAAATGCAAAAAAATTAATTAACCACGTTATATATATAATTATGAAATCAACTGAAATGTTAAACCAAATCAAGACGCTTCTAAATATAGAAGTTAAACTTGAAGAACAAAAACTTGAGAACGGTACTCGTGTAGAAGCAGAATCGTTTGAAAAAGGTAAAGAGATATTTATTCTTACAGATGACGAAAAAGTTGCTATGCCAGTAGGAGAATACCTACTTGAAGATGGCAGACTTATAGTTGTTGCAGAAGAAGGAATTATTGATGACGTTAGAGAAGTATCTGACGAAGTTCCACAAAAGGAAGAAGAATCTAAAGATGAAACCGAAGATTTAGAGTACAAAGACAAAGAAGAAAAAATGGATGAAGAAGCTGATGTACAAGACTGGGAAGGTATGGAAAAAAGAATTAAAAATCTTGAAGATGCTATTGCTGATCTTAAATCTAAAGTTGGAGAAAAAAATATGGAAGAAGAAGTTGAAATGGAAGAAGAAGTTTCAAGACAACCTAAATCAAGAACAGTTAAAGAAGAATTTAACGAAGAAGTAAACGAGCAATTAAAGGAAGAATTATCACAACCTGCTGCTGCTCCAATTAAACATAATCCTGAATCAGGAAATGCAAAAAAAGAACATTTTAGAATTGCTCCTAACAGAAAGCCATCTACAATGGACTATATATTAAATCAATTAAATAAATAAAATAATACAATTATGCCACAACCAACTATTACTACTACTTATGCTGGAGAATTTGCAGGTAAGTACATTGCTGCTGCTCTTTTGAGTGGTAACACATTAAGTCAGGGTGCTATCGAAATTAAGCCTAACATTAAGTTCAAAGAAGTTATGAAAAAAGTTGTTACTTCTGGTTTAATTACTGATGACTCTTGTGACTTCACATCTGCTGGAACTGTAACACTTACTGAAAGAATTATACAGCCAACAGAATTTCAAGTTAACCTTGAATTATGTAAAACACCTTTTGAATCAGACTGGGGAGCTGTATCTATGGGCTATTCAGCTTTTGATAATTTACCTCCTGATTTTTCGAGTTTCTTAATAGCTCACGTTGCAGAACAAGTATCTGCTAATACAGAAAGCAATATCTGGCAAGGGAATCTTGGAGGTGCACAAGCTGGAGAATTTGACGGATTCACAACTTTAGCTACTGCTGATGCAGACGTAATTGATGTTGCCGCTGTAGGTGGTGGTGTTAATTCTGGAAACGTAATTGCAGAACTTGGAAAAATCGTTGATGCAATTCCATCTACTTTATATGGTAAAGATGATTTACACATCTACGTTTCACAAAACATTGCTAAAGCCTATGTAAGAGCTTTAGGTGGATATGCTGCTATAACTAACGTTGCAGGAACTGAAAATGTAGGTTCTGTAGGAGCAAATGGTATTGACAACAGAGGTACACTATGGTATGCTGGAGGAGAAAATCTTTCTATTGACGGTGTAAAAATCTTTGTTGCTAATGGTTTACCAAACAATTATGCAATGGCTGCTCAAAGAAGTAACCTTTACTTTGGAACTGGATTAATGTCTGACTACAATCTTGTAAAATTGATTGATATGGCAGATATTGACGGAAGTAAAAACGTAAGAGT